TTTATGAAGTGAAGCGTTAACCTTTAATTAATCGCTTCACTATTTAAGTTTAGAGTCTAAGTTTTAATTAGAATACGATGGGACCATCATACCACCATCTTGATCATCATCATCGTCAGGATTTTGAGTAACAAAGTAGATAATGATGAGTGCAACCCATGCTAAAACGTATTCAAAGTGCATTTCCACGAGGTAATACTTCCTCTGGAAAAACGAATGATTCGTGAGGCTGGTCTACTGGTGCCAACCATGCACGGAGTCCTTCATTGAGTAGAATGTTCTTAGTGTAGAACGTTTCAAACTCAGGATCTTCTGCTGCTCTAAGTTCTTGACTCACAAAATCATAAGCACGAAGATTAAAAGCAAGCCCAATGATGCCAATAGAAGATGTCCAAAGACCCATGACAGGAACAAACAACATAAAGAAGTGCAACCAACGCTTATTGCTAAACGCAATCCCGAAGATCTGCGACCAAAAACGGTTCGCAGTGACCATAGAATAGGTCTCTTCTTCTTGTGTGGAATCAAATGCTTTAAATGTGTTTGATTGTTCTCCATCTTCATACAGTGTGTTTTCTACTGTGACACCATGGATAGCACTAAGTAGTGCTCCCCCTAGGATACCTGCGACACCCATCATGTGGAAGGGATTCAACGTCCAGTTGTGGAACCCTTGTAAGAAGAGTAGGAATCTGAAGATCGCTGCGACACCAAAACTGGGCGCAAAGAACCATGAGGACTGTCCAAGAGGATAGATAAGAAATACGCTGACAAATACAGCGATAGGACCAGAGAAAGCAATAGCATTGTAGGGACGAATACCGATAAGACGTGATAGTTCAAACTGTCGGAGCATGAAACCTATAAGGGCAAATGCACCGTGGAGAGCAACAAAGGACCAAAGCCCTCCAAGTTGGAGCCACCTCTGAAAGTTTCCTTGAGACTCAGGACCCCAAAGTAGAAGAAGAGAATGACCCATAGCGTCAGCAGGCGTTGAGACAGCTGCCGTGAGAAAGTTAGCACCCTCAAGATAGGAACTAGCAAGACCGTGGGTGTACCAACTCGTAACAAAAGTCGTGCCAGTAAGCCAACCGCCAATGGCCAGATAAGCAGTGGGAAGAAGTAATAGTCCAGACCAACCCACAAAGACAAAACGATCGCGTTTAAGCCAGTCATCCAAGATGTCAAACCATCCCCTCCTTGATAATTGCTGAGATAATGTTGATGCAACCATGATTATTAAAATCCTCCGTTTGATTTTTTGGTTGTGTTGGGTTTATCTAAAACCTCTATGTGTGATATTAACTGTGATGGATTTTGAAACCAGATGAGTTGTGCATTTTGCCAATCACCAGTGACGAATGTTCTACCATCTTTCATGACTACTTTATAATCATGACGATCATAAGATTCTTCAGATGATAGTTCAAAATACTGAGGACTGTCTTTTGTTATCAGATTCATGATGAATAAGGATGTTGAGGTTTGTGTTCTCTATCCATAGGTTGAGAGGGAATCCATGGATCTCTGGAGAGATTTTTGATAACAATAAATGCTTCTTTATTGCACTTACGAGTACCAATAGGTGATTGCCACTTCTTATTGTACTCTTCTCCAACATCGATACCAGAGACTTGAGTTCCTGCCATTTCAATTACAATATCGTCAGATGCTTCCCAGCCGTACTTGTCAATGAGTTGTTTGATTTCATCGATCTGAGACAACTCTAGAAATCTAGAGTAGGGTTCGTCAAGAATGTCATTCATAATGCGTTCTTCTGGATCAAGTTTACCAATCATAATAGTACCACACAGATTAGAGGAATTGCAACAGTTAAAATACCTATAAAAAACCCCACCACATAAACTGTGATGGGGAGAAAACTACCAGGTTGCATATCAACCGATAGATGGAGCAATCAGAGCAACAGGAGTTGACTCAGCAGCAGCAAGATCCAAGGGGAAGTTGTGTGCGTTACGCTCATGCATGACTTCCATTCCGAGTCCTGCACGGTTGAGCACATCGGCCCAGGTGTTAAGGACACGACCCTGACCGTCAATGACGGACTGGTTGAAGTTGAAACCGTTGAGGTTGAATGCCATGGTGGAGACACCAAGTGCAGTGAACCAGATTCCGACTACAGGCCATGCGGCAAGGAAGAAGTGGAGTGAACGTGAGTTGTTGAATGATGCGTATTGGAAGATCAAACGACCGAAGTAACCATGGGCAGCAACGATGTTGTAGGTCTCTTCCTCTTGTCCAAACTTGTAACCATAGTTCTGTGACTCAGTTTCAGTTGTCTCACGGACAAGTGAAGAGGTGACAAGTGAACCATGCATTGCACTGAACAATGAACCACCGAAGACACCTGCTACGCCGAGCATGTGGAAGGGGTGCATAAGAATGTTGTGCTCTGCTTGGAAGACAAGCATGTAGTTAAATGTACCACTGATACCCAAGGGCATCGCATCAGAGAAAGAACCTTGACCGAAAGGATAGACTAGGAATACTGCACTCGCTGCAGCGACTGGTGCGGAATATGCCACACAAATCCATGGGCGCATACCTAGACGGTAAGAAAGTTCCCACTCACGTCCCATATAAGCATAGATACCGATAAGGAAGTGGAAGACTACCAGTTGGAAAGGACCACCGTTGTACAGCCACTCATCGAGTGATGCTGCTTCCCAGATGGGATAGAAGTGTAGACCAATTGCGTTTGAACTTGGGACAACAGCACCAGAGATGATGTTGTTGCCATACATGAGTGAACCAGCAACTGGTTCGCGAATACCGTCAATATCAACGGGAGGTGCTGCTACGAATGCAACAATGAAGCAGATAGTTGCTGCAAGCAGTGTTGGAATCATGAGCACACCAAACCAACCAACATACAAACGATTGTTGGTGGAAGTTACCCACTCGCAGAACTGTTCCCACGAGGAGGTTGATTGTTGCCTTGAAAGAGTTGAAGCCATTGTTTTGAAAAGGGTTAGATATGAGTGCAGGGAAACACTAGTAAAATATTCCTGTCTCACCCTCAGAGGCAGGTATTAAAGACGTGGTTTATACACCCTAGAGGTCTTGGTTTGCGGGGTGTGTTCAAACGAAGAAAAAACTTTACGTTTCTTAATCAATCGATGTATTTAGTATAGCAGGTTGTGCTATGTCCGTCAACCCCTGAAAGATGAGTGATTATACTCAACTAGTAAGAGGGGTCTTCCGAACTTTGGATAGTATAGCACGTTTCTACCTCCCAGTGCTTCCAATCGACCTCTCTTTTTGCGATCATTTGTTCCAGTTCCTCAACTGTCATACACACCTTGACTGGTTTACTGGTCTCCTTATCATAGATATGGAACATTTGTGTATCAATCATTACTTTTTTTAATTCGGACAATAAAAAAGGGACCTTCTGTTATGTGGCAGAGGTCCCTTTAGGCGGCGACGATATTCAATTGTTATTTAGGCAGGATTAGTAACAGGAACCATCATGCCACCACCACCTTGATCATCATCGTCAATATCAATATCAGATAAGACTGCGTTAATAATAAAAAGAAGTACTAGACCTGATGCGAACACTAACATTTACCATACTCCCGGAATAATCTGTCCTGTGGTTGCATAGGTTCCAACGGCTACGATAAAACCAAGCATTGCTAGACGTGAGTTGAGGATCTCTGCCTCAGGTGTGAATCCGAATTTCATTTGATTTGCTCCTGTGTTTTGTTTTTAATAACTATTCTGCCTTTGCCTGTTAGATATTCGATTTGGAATACTAACTCATCATCATGCCCCCAGCAGAGTTCTTCGTATAGGGCATTCAGTTTCTCCATGTCTTCATAGAGTTGATTAGGATTTGTCATCTTCCTCTTTGACTTCCCATGACCCGCCAACTCCACCGTCCATGTTGACAACAATGTCTTGTGGTTCAGCAGGTTCACTTAAGTGATGGGGTTTATGTTCTCTATCCATGGGTTGAGAAGGATCGAAAGGAGTGCGCGAAAGGTTTTTAATAACGATGAATGCATCCTTATTATACTTACGGACACCATAAGGTGTCGCCCACTTCTTATTATAATTCTCACCTTGGTGGATACCAGAGACTACTGTACCACCGATCTCAATTACAATGTTATCATTTCTTACATCCCAACCAAGGGTTGCAATCTGATTCCAAAGATCATCTTGTGTAAATTCCATCAATAAAGACTCTCTTCCTGTTCGGTCAAAACTACGCAATCGCTAGTAGGATAGGATACACAT